AAAGAATGATGGTCGTTTTGTTGTGTTGCCTGTATTGTATAGCGATTTATATGAGTATTACAAGAAAGCGGTCGCCTGTTTCTGGACGGAGGAGGAGGTAAATTTGGCGGGTGATTTGAAAGACTGGTATGCATTGTCAAAGGAGGAGAGGTGGTTTCTGATTCACATAATAGCGTTTTTTGCTGGGGCGGATGGTATTGTAACAGAGAATATATCAATGCGATTTTACAATGAAGTGCAAATACCGGAAGCGAGATTATTTTACGGTTTTCAATCGGCAATGGAGGGGGTGCATAGCGAGGTTTATTCGAAAATAATTGATACTTATGTGGCAGACCGAGAGGAGAAAAATACGGTATTGAATGCAATACAGTATTTCGATTGTGTGCGAAAAAAGGCAAACTGGTGTGAAAAATATATGGCATCTAGCGAATCATTTGCGACACGTCTTGTGGCGTTTGCAGTGGTTGAAGGTGTGTTTTTCAGTGGTGCATTTTGTTCAATATTCTGGTGTAAAAAGCGTGGTATTTTGCCGGGGTTGTGTTTCTCGAATGAATTGATTAGTCGTGATGAAGCGTTGCACTGTGAGTTTGCAGTGTTACTTTACTGGAAATTAGAGGAGAGGTTGTCACGTGTCGAAATCCATAAAATCATTAAGGATGCTGTGGAAATCGAATTGGAATTTATTAATGAAGCGTTACCGTGTCGCTTGATTGGAATGAATGCAGTGATGATGGGCGAATATGTAAAATTTGTGGCAGACCGGTTATCTTTGCAGTTGGGTTATGACAGGATTTATAATGCATCGCAACCGTTTGCATTTATGGAGTCAATCTCTCTGGAGAGTAAATCTAATTTTTTCGAGAGGCGGGTTAGCGATTATGCATTGGCGACAAAGACCGTGTTTGATGAAAATATTTTCAAAATTGACTAAATGAATATTGGTTCGAGTCGAATATTTGAGATAGCGTGAGGTTGAAGCGGATTTAATTTTGCGGTGAATGAAGCGGTGTTTGGAAGTGTTTTTGTATCAGACGCATACAGCGAAAATGGGTCTCCCGCTGTGCGTAAATTAGTAACATTTTCTCGTTTTTTTTGAAAAGACTGGGCAGCGTTATATGTAATGCCTTTTTCGCCTTTTTTGAGGTCTATTTCTGAAATAATACTTCCCCCAAGGGAGTGCCCTACGAGTTTCACGGGTGCATCTTTATATTTTTCTTTTGCTTTCAGATAAGCGGATTCATCACGTTGAAATCGAGAGGTATGGTCTAACTGACCGAGACCGATTCCGGCGACATCAGTATAGAGGTCATTTATTGATGTGACTTGAGTCCCGTTTGCAACAAATAAAACTTTGTTTTCAAATGGATTATATGCGACAAGATGGTCACGAGTGGTGAGTTCTTCGTCTAATTTGTAACCGAATCTTTTGAGGCGTTTCTTTTGTTTTCTTTCATTACGCAAGTAACCCAGACGTAAAGCGTTATAGAGTTTCAGTTTCTTCGTGCGGTTCGGGATCTCGTATAGATTGTGCTGACATATTTTTTTGATGTTTTGTCGTTTTGCGATGTCTTGAAATTCCAGCACGTGTAACCTCACACCCGCACACTCAAGTTATAACGGTATTTGCATAATCCCTGTATGTATATCTAAATTGATGCATCCACTCCGCTTTTGTTCGAGATGGCACGTTAGTATTTAAATCCGCTTCGAATTGTTCGCACCAATACCGCTCACGTTTTGATGCCTCATACACATTCTCGCAAGGATAGTCTTCCACTAACAACATAGTCCAATTATCCCAACCGCCATATTTGCGTATGGTGCTATACACTTTCAGATTATGTCCTTTACTGTTTGCATTATTGCAGTCATCTTTGTGTTTGTTTTTCCTTACCACAAATGCGGTGGTATGCCCAACGTAAGTGTGCGGAATTGTTAAATCTTTACAAACGAGTCTATAAATTTTGCACTTTGCATAATCAATCGGGAGTTTAGTCATTGAGAGAGTCTATAAGAGTTTTAAAGATTTTAATCTTTATATCGATTTTAAAATCTAAGTATATAATATCGAATCAAAAATACAAATAGGCGCTATTGCGGCGGCCTATCGCGCATCGCTTTGTGTGCATGTTGGATTGGTTGTCGAGATCGACGGAAAGCTGCATATCGCTGAAATAGGCAGTAAAACAGGATTCAGAATTATATCGATTGAACGTTTCGAGGCCGCATACACAAAAGTGCGGTATTATATCGATAAGTAAAACCTATCAATCAGGCGGATTTAATGGGTAAAGTTTCGATATACAAGTCAGCATTCGACAAAGATCCAGCACATGAGCTGCAAGCAGAAGGAAAGCTGCTTGATTGGCTTATGGATAATATCGGCGGATTCGATCCGTTATCAAGCTGGCACCCGTTTACCGTACTGATTAACGGCGTATTGGTTGAGCAAAGATACTGGCCGGTAACGCGCATTAAATCTAGCGATGTCGTTGAATGGCGGGCAATGCCTCAAGATCCGGTGAGCTGGACAATTGCGACATGGATAACAATTGCATCCGCCGCTCTATCTGTTGGCTCTCTAATCTATGCTATGTCGATGAAAAAAGGCGTTAGCGGATCAAGCGCGAGCGCACAAGGCTCTGCTATTACATCAGCATCTGCAACAGCAAATCAACCAAAACTTTTCGGCGTTGTGCGGGAGCTGTTCGGGCAACATATCTGCTATCCAGACTATCTTAATCAGCCGCGCAAGTGGTTTTCAGGCATCAAAGAGCAGTCGATGGATGTGTTGATGGCGATAGGTGTTGGCTATTACGATCTGCCGATCTCAAGAATGTTTATCGGTGAGACCAATTTCGAGACGTTTGACGGGTTTTTGAATTACTCGCTATTCGATCCGGGCGTTAACATCTCATCACATCAAGCGCACAAATGCTGGTACAACGCGCCGGAGGTTGGCTATACAGACTCATCATCTGGACTTAAATTAACCGCCGGAGCTTATGGCACTCAATACATGAGCGGGTCGCAATATGTGATCTCTGGCACGCAGATCACAATCCCAATCGGTAGCGGTTCGCCTCCGGCAGACTGGGAGGTTGGCAATAAAGTATCAATTGTTACACCTAACATTCCTTTTGACGTGTGGGATGGCGGCGAGATCTCATTAGTGCCGCAGCGCGACATAATAGTCGGTGAGTTCTCAAAATTATCATTGTCTAACGGAAATACTATCGTCATATCTGGCGCAGCAAAAAATAATGGCACATACAAGATCATTAAATACACTCCAGATTTCGGGCCAGCTGGCGATTCCATAACGCTTGACGTGTGGGATACTCGTGTAGTTAATGGTGTGTCTACTACTGGCTGGTTTCCTGCCAATGCGCTAACGCTTGGCTCGTTCACTGGAGACATTCAAAAAGAAGGAACGTTGTATCAGATTTCAGAAATTATCACGCAAACTGTAGATACTGACGAGGTGCTGATTGGCTTTTCATTTACTCGCCTGCTAACTAATGGCGTAACAGTTGATTCGTCGTGGATTGGATTCCAGAATGAAGGAACGATCACCGGAGCGACAATAGAGCTAGACGCATCATCAGTGGTTGGTGGCTGGCTAGGCTGGTTTCCCGTTTGCCCGTCAGGCGAAACAACATCATTGATCGAGTGGGATTTAACTACACCTAGCGGTTTTGGAAAAATTAACAGTGGCGGCGGGATAGATGGTAGATCTCGACAGGTTCAATATCAAATCCGTTTGGTCGGTGAAACAGATCCACTGGTTGATGATTACTATACTATCGCCGGAGCATCGCGCGATCAGCTGGGTTGGTCACCACAGCTGGCGATTGCTAATGGCCGATATGAAATGCGCGTTCGTCGCATTGGTGCAGAAGACACTGCCACTGACTCAATGGATACGATCAACTGGTTCGGGCTAAAGTCGCTACTACCAACGCCGACAAGTTACGCTGGAATCACTACGCTTGCTTTAACGCTGACCGGCTCTGACACTATCGCATCGCAGACTGAAAACAAGATCAATGTCGTACCGCAACGCAAGCTGCAAGTAGTGCAAGATGGTGCATTTACTACTGCACTTTATCCGACAAATGACATTGCGCCCGTGGCGCGTTATATCGCGCATTCGGTTGGGTATGACGACACACAGATCGACATCGCTGAGCTAGTCCGCTTAGATGCAATCTGGAAAGCGCGCGGCGATACATTCAAGTACATCTATGATTCAAATGTCGTCGTACGTGACGCTATCAATACCGCTTTGAATGTCGGCTTCTCTGAAATGACCGTAAGCCAAGGCAAGATCAAGCCTGTGCGTGATGAGCCACGAGATATGCTGAATGCTCACATGTACACACCTCAAAATATGACAAAGACGCTAAAGAC